GCGTACCATCGCCAAGCACATTCGGTCGAATCGGTCGCCCGACGCCGTGCTGCAGGCGCTGCGTATGGCCCTCGCCTCGGGGCGGGGGATCGGGAAAAGCGCACTCGTCTCTTGGCTCGTGCTGTGGATGCTCTCCACTCGCATCGGATCAAGCGTCATCGTCAGCGCCAACGGCGAGCCGCAGCTACGCTCGGTCACTTGGGGCGAGTTGACCAAGTGGTGCGCGATGGTCATCAACTCGCACTGGTGGGAGGTCAGCGCCACGAAGCTCACCCCGGCCGCGTGGCTCACCGAACTCGTCGAGCGGGATCTGAAGAAGGGGCCGCGCTACTGGGGCGCCGAGGGGAAGCTCTGGTCCGAAGAGAACCCGGACGCCTATGCCGGTGTGCACAACCACGACGGCATGATGGTGATCTTCGACGAGGCCAGCGGCATCCCCGACGCCATCTGGTCCGTCGCCGCGGGCTTCTTCACCGAGCCCATCGTCGATCGCTACTGGCTCGCGTTCAGCAACCCTCGCCGCAACACGGGGTACTTCTACGAGTGTTTCCACGCCAAGCGGGACTTCTGGACCACCCGGCAGATCGACTCCCGTTCGGTCGAGGACACGGACAAGGGGGTCTACGAGCAGATCATCGCCGAGCACGGTGAGGACAGCCGCCAGGCGCGCGTCGAGGTCTACGGCGAGTTCCCGAGCCAAGGTGACGACCAGTTCATCTCGCCCACACTCGTCGATCAGGCGATGAGCAGAGAGCCGCTGCGCGACTTGAGCGCGCCCATCGTCATCGGCGTGGACCCGGCGCGCAGCGGGGCCGACAGCACGGTCATAGCCGTGCGGCAGGGGCGAAGCCTGCTCGCGCTGCGGCGCTACCGGGGCGACGACACCATGACCGTCGTCGGGCACGTCATCCAGGTTATCGAGGAGTTCCGGCCGGCGCTGACCATGATCGACGAGGGTGGACTGGGGTACGGCATCCTTGACCGTCTGACCGAACAGCGGTATAAGGTGCGCGGCGTGAACTTCGGCTGGAAGTCCACGAAGCCCGTCATGTGGGGCAACCGGCGCGCGGAGCTATGGGGCGCGCTCAAGGACTGGCTCAAGACCGCCAGCCTGCCACAGGACAAGCAGCTTCGAGACGACCTGACCGGCCCGCGCACCAAGCCCGACTCGTCGGGCAAGATCTTTCTGGAGTCGAAGAAGGACATGAAGGCCCGTGGGCTGGCGTCCCCTGACGCCGCAGACGCCATCGCCGTGACGTTCGCGTTCCCGGTGAGCAGCGACGTTGGCAGCGCCTTCTTCGGCACGGTTTCCAAGTTCTCCGCGCTGCCGACCCGCCACCACTGGTCCGCTGCCGGCCACTGAGGCACATCATGGCACGACCAACCACTCAGCAACGACTGGCCGACGTACACCAGGAGGCGATGCGCGAGTTCGACAACATCCAGTCGGCCTTGCGCGACGAGCGGCTACAGTGCCTGCAGGATCGCCGGTTCTACAGCATCGCAGGCGCCCAGTGGGAAGGGCCGTTGGGCGCGCAGTTCGAGAACAAGCCCAAGATGGAGGTCAACAAGATCGCGCTGGCCGTGCAGCGCATCTTCTCCGAGTACCGGTCGAACCGCGTCACCGTGGACTTCGTGTCCAAGGAGGGCAAGGAGTACGACAGCTTGGCCGACGCCTGCGACCAGTTGTTCCGGGCCGACGAGCAGGACAGCAACGCCGAGGAGGCCTACGACAACGCCTTCGAGGAGGCGGTGGGCGGCGGGTTTGGCGCGTTCCGGCTGCGCACGGTCTACGAGAACGAAGAGGACGACGAGGACGAGAAGCAGCGCGTCAGGATCGAGCCGATCTTCGACGCGGACAGCAGCGTGTTCTTCGACCTCCAGGCCAAGCGACAGGACAAGGCCGACGCGACGAAGTGCTTCGTGCTGACCAGCATGACCCGCGACGCCTACAAGGCCGAGTACGGCGACGACCCGGCGACGTGGCCCAAGGAGATCCACCAGTACGAGTTCGACTGGCTGACACCCGACGTGGTGTACGTCGCGGAGTACTACTGCGTCGAGATGGTGCCCGACACGGTGCGCGTCTTCAGGAGCCTCGACGGCGAGGAGGAGCGGTACCGGGACAGCGAACTCGACGACGAGAAGCTGTCTGAACTGACCGCCATCGGCAGCGTCGAGGTGCGTCAGAAGCGCATCAAGGTGCGCAAGGTGCACAAGTACGTCCTCAGCGGCGCGAAGGTGCTGGAGGACTCGGGCTACATCGTCGGCAAGCACATCCCGATCATCCCGGTCTACGGCAAGCGGTGGTTCGTGGACAACGTGGAGCGGTGCTGCGGCCATGTGCGCCTAGCCAAGGACGCGCAGCGGCTCAAGAACATGCAGTTGTCCAAGATGGCCGAGATCGCCGCTCTGTCGAGCGTCGAGAAGCCCATCCTGACCCCCGAGCAGGTCGCCGGCCACCAGGTGATGTGGCAGGACGACAACCTGCGCAACTACCCGTACCTGCTGATCAACCCGATCAGCGGCCCGGACGGCTCCACGCAGGTCGCGGGGCCGGTGGCGTACACCAAGAGCCCGAATCTGCCGCCCGCGATGGCCGCGCTGCTGCAGATCACCGACGTGGACATCAAGGAGGTCTTGGGCAACCAAGAGCAGGGCGACAAGATCGTCGCCAACGTCAGCGGCAAGGCCGTGCAGATGGTCCAGCAGCGGCTGGACATGCAGTCGTTCATCTACGTCTCGAACTACGCCAAGGCCAAGCGCCGCTGCGGCGAGGTGTGGCTGTCGATGGCCAAGGAGACATACGTCGAGCCGGGGCGCAAGATGAAGGGCCTCGGGTCGCAGAACGAGGTTGGCTCCATCGAACTGATGAAGCCGATGGTGAGCGACGAGGGCGAACTGGAGTACGAGAACGATCTGTCCGAGGCCGAGTTTGACCTCGCCGTCGAGATCGGCCCGTCGTTCCGCAGCCAGCGCGAGTCCATCGTGCAGTCGCTGACCAACCTGATCGCCATCACCCAAGACCCGCAGACGCAATCGGTGCTGCAGGCGATGGTCATCCTCAACATGGAGGGTGAGGGGCTGGAGCAGACGCGCGAGTACTTCCGGCGCAAGCTGGTGGACATGGGTGCGCTGGAGCCCGAAGAGAAGGACATGGAGCGCCTGCAGGCCGCCGCGCAGCAGCAAGACCCGAACGCGGTCTTCGTGGAGGCCGCGGCTCAGAAGGCGCTGGCCGAGGCCGACAAGGCCCGTGCCGACGCGATCAAGACCGGCGCGGAGACGGAACTCACGCAGGCCAAGACCGTCGAGACGCTGGCCAAGGTCGGGCAAGCGCCCGGTGAGGGCGGCGGCGAGGCGATGGGTCAGCCGCCCGACGAGAAGACCCTACTCGAAATCGAGGCGATGCGCCTGGAGAACCAATTGCGCCGCAACAAGGTCGAGGCCACAGACGGCCAGATCGAGCAACTACGCGCCGAGCGCCAGGCCAATGACAGCATGGTGCAGGCGTCTCAGGCCATGCAGCAGGCTGTGGCGGGCCTCGGACAGAGCGTTTCCGTGATCGGTGATGCCGTGGGCCGCATGAGCGATGCCGTGGGACAATTCGCGGCAACGAGCAGCCGCAACACTGACAAGGCCATCGAGGCGATCAGCCGCCCGAAGCGGGTGGTACGCGAGCGCGGACGCATTTCCCGCATCGAGACGGAGTAAGCGATGGCCGACAACGTAGGCTACACCCCAGGGACCGGCGCGACGGTCGCGGCCGACGAGATCGCCGGGGTTCTACACCAGCGCGTGAAGCTCGGCATCGGTGACGATGGTGTCGCTGTCGATGTGTCGGCCACGAACCCGCTGCCGATCACGGCGGTAACGCCGCTGGACGTTGAAATCACCGGCATCGACCCGAGCGTGACGCTCACGGTGCACGACGAGGAGAATCATCTCCAACTGTCGCGGATCATCAACGCACTCAGCGCGCCGCAGGGCTACGACCGCTCGGTGCAGCGGCAGCGCGTGACGGCAACGCTGGAGTCTGGAGCGGTGACGACCGTTACGACGGTCATCGCGGTCAACACGGTCAACACGGTCACCGCGTTGGGCGGCGATCAGGCGCAGCTCCTCACGCGCGGCAGCAACCTCTCGGCGTGGCGCGACTGTGTGCGCTCGCTCATCTCCTAAAGGACGATCATGGCGAACAACTTCAAGAAGGTCATTGACCGCCTGCTGTGGGCTCAGGTTGCCCCGTCTCCAAACGCCCACGCTGCGGGTACCTCGATGTGCGCCGACATGCGCAGCGACCTCAGCCGCCATCCGTTCGTGCACAACCTCGTGAGCGCGGCGATCCTGAACCGCTACAACATCATCACGAAGGCGTGGCAACTAGCCATCAACCCCACGCTCGGCGGCACGTTTGGCGCGGGGTCTACGTCCACGTTCGTGCCGAGCTTCGCGGCGGTGGGCACGATTGCCGCCGGCGCGACCACCACGAGCGTGACGCTTTCGACCGCGCTGCCCACGGCTGTCGGCGTGAACATGTTGGCGAACAGAGGCGGCAGCGGCGACTACGGCTTCAAGCTGCGCATCATTGACACGACGGCGGGCAAGACTGAAGAGCGCTTCATCGTCGGCAACACGGCGAGCGCGACCCCAGTCATTACGCTGGACAACGCCTTCACGTTCACGCCGGCCACGGGCGCGCGATACGAACTGCTCTCGGGCCGCGTGATGATGCTGTCTGCCGGCGCGCTGGCGGCGGCCATCTTCCGCTCGTTCGAGGTGGCGACGAACACGCTCGCCTCGCTGGGCAACACGAACCTCCCCGCCACTATCGGCACCGACTCGGCGGCGATTGTGCTGGACGAGCAGTACACGCCCCACAACATGAACCCCGGTGAGGGCATGGTGCTGGGCGCGTTCACCTACGACACGAACATCACGGTACGCAAGGCGCTGGCCGCGACCGCTGCGGGCGCTTCGACCCTTACCGGTCAGGCGTCTTTGGGTGACGCGGTGGTGCTTGCCAACGAATACCGCAACTTCCAGATTCGCATCGTCCAAGACCTGACCACGCCGGCAGCGGTGGGTCAGCGGCGCATCATCGCCTCGCACACGGCAGGCCCGAGCCCGGTCTACACGCTGGGCACGGCCTGGACGACCCAGCCGTCTGCGTCGGCGAAATTCGTCATCGAGCAGCCGAACCTGCTGTTGTTGCGCTCGTCGGCCACGACGACGGTGTACACGTACAACTACACCGACGCGACGATCAACAACGGCACGAACAGCATCGCGGCGAACGCCTGGAGCACGACCTACTTCGGCGTGGCTCCTGCTGCCAACGCGGCGGGCGGCATATGGGTGCAGAGCTTCGGCATCCAGCCCGATCCGGCGCGCAATGCTCGGCACTCGTTCTGCTACTTCTTCCGAGGCGGCGCGACAACGCTGGATGTGCTCGACATCTCGGCCAGCATCACCGGAACGTGGACGGGCGCGATCACCTACGACGGGGCCACGACGGTCGGCGTGGGCACGACCGGCGCTTACGCACCATACGGCGGCGAAGGCCGGTTCACCTACATGAACATCTACGTCGCATCGGCGGTAAACCAACTGTTCCGCTTCGACGCCAAGAACCGCGTCCTGAGTCCGCACACGCCGACCGACTTTTTGCAGTCAGGTGTGGCCGCTGTGGGATCGCGCATGGCGGCCTACGCGGCGCTCGACGGCACGGACAAGTACGACGTGATCTTGCTGCAGGCGCACCTGTCCACGGTATCCCAAGAACTCATTGCCCTGGTGTAACTATGACCATCGCTGACCTCCTGAAGCTGGCCCAGGCTCGGCTGGCGCACCTCAACGGCCAGCACGCCGACGCAACGGCGATTGGCGACTCGGCCGCCATCGAGCGGCTGGAAGACGAAATCGCGGAGACGCAGGCCACCATCTCCGCGCTGCAGTCGCTGGGCTAACGCATGTTCCTGACCCTGCTGCAGTCGCGCGGCGGGCCTGCGCCTGTCACGCCATCGGGCGGCGGGCCGGGTAACGCGGCGCAGGGCAGACGCAGGCGCGGTGAGGGCTGGGGCCGCGAGCGGGAGATTCTGGAGGCGAGTCTGGAGCGGTTCCGTGCCGAGGCATCGCAGGAACTGCAGGACATCCGCGACGTACTGGACGCATCGCCC